GGTAAGTTTTGCCATCATTTTATTTCCTTCTTGGCGGGGGTTCCGCCGTTATTTTCTCAAAATCCGGGGCGCGTTCAGGTTCGGTATCGCCTGGCGCCCACCAATAGCGTTGGCCAGTTTCTCGTCTGTAACGTGCTTCCATTTCCCGCATTCGTTGTTTAGCTTCAGGATCGCCCCAAATCTGTAAACGATCCAGGAGTTGACGCTCTAATGCCAGGCGCAAATACCATATTGAGGACCCTGGGGTATAGCGTCCACCGTATGAAATCAGCTCACGCATGAAGTGGGTATCCTTGCCAGTTGCCAATTCCTGAAGGTTGCCGATAGTTAAACGGCGCGTATCGTCCAAGAATCCTACTACCGGGCCGGCCACGGTTTGCTCTAGGCCGCCGCCAAAACGGTTTACGTCATTAAATAGGAAGTCTCCCAAGATACCCAGGCCACCGCCCTGGAGCAATGCCGCACCCCAAAACTCAGGGGTCATTACCGTACGGGGATCGCGCCCCTTGGTAACTTCTTTAAGTTGCATGGCCATGGCGCCGAATAGAGTTGTCGAGATAACTAGGTCAGCAAAGTACGCACCCTTCTTACCAAAGTTTTCCTGGTTCACGGCGCGCATTACGTGAGTGTTTAATAACGTAACTGGGAAATTCTTATACATAGCGAACGACCTAGACAATTCACCCACAAACGTACCAGGGCGCGATTCTCCTACCAGCATGACGCGACCACGAACAGATGCCGATGGTACGGCAAACTCCGTCTCAGTCTGAATCATCTCTAGCATACGTGTCGCTAGATCGTCAGCGCGTCCTGGTTGCAGATCATTACGTAAGGCAATCTCTTCAGGGCGTAGGAATGTTGCGCCTTCGTGTTCGTATAAACCGGAAGAACGGATGACATCCCAATTACCCTCGGCCATGCCGTACCTGGTCAAAGTATCCTGGAGCGGCTTGTCTAACTCATTGAATTTCTTACCAGCATTCTCGGCCAGGTATCCCATAAATTCCATACCAAAGGCCCAACGTCCGGCCTGGGTCCATGGGGATAACCCTGTAATCCGCATGACGGTATCTGAAATGCGACGCGTGATTTCAGGGCCAGTCATATCACCTACAAAACGTGCCTGGGCAGTCGCAACGCTGGTCCAGTTTTCTGCGATCAATCCCAGGCGCGATGCCAGGCGTCCTTTTTCGTCAATGTTCAGCGGCACCAGGTTATCCATTACTCGCTTGATTACATCGGATGCGGGTATTCCCGATGCTTTAGCGGCAATGCGCTGGAAGTTTAAGTCAGTCAATGCAGATACCGCGGCCGCGCCAAGTTGCGCCGATTGTAGTATTTGACGCAAGCCGGCAAAGCCCCTGGCTACGTTGCCATCGACTGGCGATGCAGTAGATCCATTTAGGATCGCGTACATAGAATCAAACATTCCCATCTGAGAGTTGGCCTTATCGACCATCTTTCCTTCAGGATTATTTGCTTCTTTAAGCTTGGCGTCTTGCATGACGGTTTGATGGATATAGCGAATAGTCGCATTAGGGTTAGGCCCTAGTATCTCCATCATGGATATATCCCGTGACATTCCTTCTAGGTGATTAACCATGGTAACGAACGGTTCGGGATTTCCAAATTTCTCCTGGTACTCTAGCCAAGCATCAGCATTCTTAAATGATAAGAATCGATGATCCTGGTTACGGTTAGCCAGGGACCGGCCACCACTAGCTCCGGACGGTTTAACCTTATTCCATCCTTCCGTCGCAATAGAATCAAAGACTTGTGCTAGGGCCAGCTCTAATCTTTCGGGCGTAAACTTTAGGCCGCTACGCTCATCAATCATCTTTTGAGGATCTAAACGCTCGCGAATAAAGTTTGTCCACTCTTCGCGCCCAGCCTTGCGTACAAGCATCGAATCATGGATCTGAGGCATACCCCAATCCTTACGATTTGGAATGGCACCACCGGCCGCATTAAAGCGCTGGCGGGCATAATCGGCCGCAGTTGACCAGGACTGTGCTAATTCTTTTGCGGCGGCCGATCCGGTATCTTCTCCGAATACTTCGCGCACTAGGTCCTTGGCCATAGCTTTATTACCCAGGCTACCAGTTGCGCCGCGACGTCTAAAGGTTGCCAGGACGTCATCCATCTTAGAATAGATTTGACCGAGTACGGCTTTGCGCCTGGCTTCCACGTTGGAATACTTGGCAAACTCATCTCGATCTAGTAGTGCCTGGGCCGCTTTACCCAGGCTTTCGCCATTGGCATACTGGTTTAAATCAAAACTAATCTTTTGCCAGTTGCGGATCTGCAACATTTTGACGCGCTTACTTTCAATGGCTTCTTTTTGCAATGCGTCAAACGTATCCTTGGCGGCCTGATTGCTGGCCTGTTCAGGACCCATCTTTGTCGCGTACTCTGCCTCTAGCTCATCAAATAGGCCGCGGGCTTTTGCCGCCTGGTTAGCTGAGATCTTGCCTTCGTTCTCGCCATTATCAATACATTCTCTAAAGCTCATTTTACGCACCCTATCAAGCGCTCTAACATAGACTTGTCTTGTTCAAAGTCTGCCAAAATTTCTCTTACAGTTGTCACTTCCGATACTCTTTCACCAGTTTGTGGATCAATTCTTTCCGCTACCGGTATCTCTAAATCCATTAGATCCTGATTGCGCTTGCCGTTCGTGCCGATCTGTGCTAATGTTAAGTCAGGAGTGTCCTTTATGAAATCATCTAAAAAAGTAGAATTTCTCGATGTTGAAGGTATCCCGGTGACTTTAGGTTCGGTTCCCGGTTTCGCTGGCTTTTGCGCCGCCTGGGATAAATCTTCCCCAAGAGCCTTCCCAGCTGATTCAGCGTTACGTAACGGTGCGCCGATTGATAAGGCCGAGTTCGAACGATTGAGAACGGCCGCTAACGCTTCATCGTAAGCCGGCTTCATTTCAGCATTCATTGAATCAATTCTTGCTTGTTCCGCTTTAGTAGGTTGACGATTCTCGCTAGAGATCATACGTAACATTTTGTTGCGTTCAGCATATAGATCGTGATAGTTATCTTTGACGGCCATAAATTCCGGGACGCTAATTTGTATCTCAGCAATATGCCCTTCAATCTCAACATTCATTTTAATGTCGCGATAACCGCCATCCATTGATTTCATTTGTGGATCTAATAGATTTCTGAATCCACTATCTAAAACATTATGTACGTTGCGTATTTCCTTTAGCGCGACGCCAGCTTGTTGAAATGTATCAACGATTAATGTTGCTCTTAGTATGTCTTTGATTTGACTTGCATCACCAGCGTAATCAAATAGAATTTTTTCTACTGCACGGCTTGATCCTTTTAGATCTGCACCTTTGTATTCTGCATTGACCAGGTTAGCAAGTTCACGGTTTACTCTATCAAAATTTTCTTTTCTGATTGCCGCGTCCTGGTACAAGCCTCGCAACACTTCCTGATCTTGTGGCGCAAGCTTAATGATGTCATCTTCATTTAATGACTTAGCAACATACTCATCAACGGTAATCGGTTTTCCGCCGCCAGGGATCTCATCTAGCAATGAGTTTTGCATAAGATCGCCCTGGGCTTTTGCACCAGCTGATCCAGGGCCTTCGTCAAAAGTTTTTAGCTCGTCTGCGCCTGGTTCTGCGATTCGATTGTTTTGCGCCGGAGTTGTGAAATCGCCGCGATCTCCGCCATTTGGTACCCTTTCATAACTCCCGTCCTCAATTGCTCTCCGGACACTTTCGGTAAATTCGCGGACGTAAGCTTCAGTTTTGGTTCCGCCCCCGTCTTTCCACGCCTTGGCGATTCGGGTGAGATTGTCTGAGATGGGTCCCCGGACGTTTGCGTTATTTTCAATGATAGCGATTGCTTTGCCATAAATAGCCTCTTTTTCTTCGTTAGTCATTTTGGCCAAAGTGTTGCCGGCCTTCTCAATATCAGTTGCATTTTTTACCAGGGTCGCAAACAGTTCGCGATCCTTACGCATTTCTTTCATGGCGCGATCAAGAATCTTGGCCCGCTCCAAGAATAAGCTTTCTGCAATATCTTCGTCGCCAAATAATCCGCCTTGTTCGGTTTTTATAAAACCGGCCTCTCTTGCCTGGCGTACGATTTGCTCTGCCTGGATCGCATTCGCTGGTTCCAGGCGTTTAAGTAATTGAAGGATTGCAAGTTGCTGAGTTTCTTCTGTAATGTACCGACCAACAATTGCGCCATAGTGTGGCGGCACTACATCATTAACGACTGCGTTAAATGCTTTAGGACCAAGCGTCGCAAGTTCATTTGCTTGTTTTACAAACTGCGAACGTGGCGGCAATGACTTAATTAGTTCAGGCGCGTCTCTTAATATCTTGGCCGCATCGACCAGGGTGCCGGTGCCTTCTGCTAGGTTCTTGCCAGCGGCCGTTGCCCTGGCATAACCAGGATCAAATCCATCTTTTTCGCGAATCTTAAAAGCATAAATTTGAATGTCTTGTGTTGGGTCAGCTTCTTGCAAGCGCTTTGCCAGGCCCAGGCGTTGATGGCCGTCAGCAATAAATGTCCGTCCGTCTGCAAATTCATAAACGATTGCCGTATTGGCTTTAACTGGATCCCACTTGCTGATGTCCTTTAATCTTTCTGTAACGCCCAGGACATCGCCACCAGCTTTAAACTGAAATAGCTCTGCATTGACCAGGAGATCTTTTGGTTTGTACGCAAAAATCTCATTGTTTAGGTTGTCATGAAAATAAATATCGGTAGAGCGAACGATTGCGCTTTCAGGCGGCACAGTTGTGATCTTAGTTGAATCACCATTGTTTACTGCGTTATAAGACTGATCGATGCGGGCATTATGTTCTAAGTTGCCGGTGTCATCCTTTAAAACATTGCCTTGATTTGTAGTGTCATAAATACCATCCATCTCTTTCATCAGCTTTACATCGGGATCCATCTCATACGGACGACCCTCTTTAGCGGCCTTGGCTTTGCCTAGTGCCTCAATGCCATTGATGAGTTGATTTTTAGTAAATTGGAATGCGGGTTTTGCACCCATTAAAACGCCGGTGACTGCGCCAGCTCCAGCGGCGGCCATTCCCACGTTAGTAAAAAATGTTTTGTAATCGTATGGAAGATCGAGTTGCTTATACCAGTCTGCGACTTCTGTTTGAATAACCGCTTCTGATCCAGCTCCAATGACTGCCTGGCGTAATACTTCTTTTGCAATATTGCTAGATCCACCACTAACTACCATGGCCGCAAGGTTTGGCGGATCAGTTATTGATGAGACTATGCCACCAGCCATTTCACCTAAAAATCCAGTAAAGGTTTGGCGAGATGCTACATCAACGTTAACGTCTCCGGATTTGATTGCGCTCTTTTTTGCTCTTTCAAATATTGCGTCATTGTCAAGACTAATCAAATCCGGAAAAACGTCAGGTTGTTGTTTGACAAAATCTAGTATTTGCTTTGATGAATAGTTGTAACCTCTAATTGGCGTATCAGGCGATGCCGCGTAACCGCCAAGATAGTTACCTGGGTTATTAAACTTTTTCCCAGTTTTTTCTTGTATCTCTTTGACAATTGGATCCCATTGCTCACGTAAATTTACGGGGCGTGAATCACTACGGTTAAGCTTTAAAGTTGCCTGGTATGCCGCATCATAGTTTTCAGAAAAGCCAGTATCTTCTCCACCACCAAGAGGTTTGAATGGAGTTGCCGTTGGGTTTATTTCGTCAAAAACGAAACTCATTTGATGCCTTCTCTTTGTTTAACGCGTTCAGCAAGATCCCTAAAGTTAACTGTTAGAGCGGATCTATCTTTGATGGTAAATGCTAGTGGGCTTGTTTTGCCGCGATAATCTTCGTAATACCATACGGCGCGATCTGCGTCGATAAATGCGGGATAACCCTTACGTAAGCGCTCAATAGTAAACTTTCTGCCCTGGTCATCTTCGGGCAAACCATTAGATACTGCGGCAAAATCATCATACGTTGCGCGCTTAATGATGTCTTTAAAACTGTCCTGGGCAACGTTGCCTGGAATTGGAATGCGTGTACCTTGATACTCAATGATGCCGCCATAGGGTTTGCCATTTTTAGCGACTGTCATTCCGGATGCTTCCTGGAATGCTTGCTTATACATATCATCATCAAATACAGTTTTACCGGCAACAATAGCGCGCTGAGTGTAAATATTATCAGCCGTTGAAATAATTGCAGAGCGTGTCTTAGGTGCAAAAGCATAGGCGCTACCTAATTGGTCAGCAATAACGCTTTTCTTGGCCATGGCATCGCCCGATCCTTCGAATGGTTTATTGCCGGCTTGAAGTTGCTTCATGCCATTTAATGAATCGTACACGGTTTGCTTGTTGGCACCGGCAATAACTAATCCACCAGCATGAGCAAACTCCGGCGCAAACTTAGAGATCTCGCCCATAGCATTTCTTGAATCTTTTCCGAATCCTTGATTCATTACACCAAGCAATGCAATTTGCTGGTCAGGACTAGCGCTTTGCAAAAATGTAGTTAATGCGCCAGCTTCATCCTGGGAGAAGTATTTGGGCGTTATGCTCATGTTTGCCGCAAAAGTTTTAGATTGCGTAATGCGCTCGCTAATTTGTTTTGTCAGATCTACTGGGGCCGCGGCAAAATTAAGCGTCTTAACTTCGGTAAATCCAGTTTGATTCATGTAGCTAACCGGATCTTTTTCCAGCATAGATGTTTTATGGCTTAATGATTTTTGAGCTACATCAATCAGCATTGCTTGTTCAAGAGACGCGCCACCAGTTGTTTTTGACTGTGCATCGCGAACCCAGTCGCCCAATTGCATGGGTGACATTTTATTAAATCCAATAGAGTTTTGACGCAATACACTTAGGTAATTAACCTGGCGCATAGTTGGATCATTTGCCGGTAATCCCAGGCTACGGGCGCGGCCCATTATTTCATTGACTACGCCTTCGCTTGGTACCTGGCCAAGAGTAATAATGCGTAATGATTCGCTTACGTCCGTCTTTAACTCTGTACGCAACGCTCTAAACTGTGCGTCCCTGGAGCGTAGATCCGCCTCAATCTCATTGACCAGGGCTCCCATTCTGTTTACATCAATGCCGCGAGTAACGCGATTTTGCTTTAATGGATTACCTTCTTTGTCGTATAGATCGCCAATAGGACCACGGCCCAGGTCGGCCTTGACTTGTTTTAAGAATGCGGCTTTGTTAGGAGACTTTTCATATTCTCTTCTAAATCGCGCCATGTGAGCTTGCTCTGCAACGCTTTGCATTTGACGCTCTACTTCTACTGGACCAAAACCACCGCCAATTGCAAATTGTTTTAGAGCTTGTAATTCCTGAAATAGCATTGCCTCTGAGCCGTTAACTCCGCTTGACATGATACGAATTGCGTCCTGGCCACGTTGATCTAATCCGGCCAGGGTTGTTGCTTTTAATTGTTGTGCTACACGATCGTTATGCTTTTCTGAAATTTCCAAGAAACCAACATTTTTCATGCGATCTAAATCGCCAGCTATGCGGCCACGATATTTAGGATCTACTAAATCTACTACCGATTCCAGGCCATCTCTTACACCAGCCGTATCCGCTATAAATTGAATTGGATCGGCATTGGGGTCATTCTTATAGGCCTGGATTTTTTCGCTAACAAGACGACGGCCATCGTTTTGCAGTTGCAAAATAACCAATTCATTAGCTTGATCGTATGCGGCTTTGTCAAAAGCAGAGCGCGGCATTCCACTTTCTTTTGTAGATTGCAATACTTGTTTTGCTTTTTCTGCCGTATCTACTGACGCGCGACCTTGTTCCTCGGCTTGTTCCATACCAATCTTGCCGGCATATTTAATTACCGCATCAAGCGAGCGTTGTTGCGATTCAGCCAGGTTTCGGCTTTCGCGCATAATCGGGACATATTCCACGCCAGGCATTTGAGCTGGCCTAAATGGGTCAATTGCGACGCCTGTTGATTGATACCTTGGAAGTCTCTCTGCCATAATTACGTACTCTTATCTGTTACTGGGGCCGGCGAACTTCTGCCAGACATTGAAGAATACGCCGCGGCCTGGCCAACCGTGCCAATTGCCTGGTACAAGCCAGCTTGTTTTGCCGCCGCTCCTGATGCGCGTAAAATGTCTGCGTTTGCCGATCCGGAATATCTATAAACGTTGGCCTGGAATCCAGCAGATGAAGATGCTAATTTTGCATTTTCCTGGGATAAATCAAAATCGGTATAACCTTCGCGTAATGCGTAAGTTTGTAATGATCCAGCTGATCCGCTAAATGGATCAATTGCACCGGCACCAGCTCTCGCTCTTACAGTTGAGAGTGTGCGATTAATGTTTACAAGTGTTTTAACGCCTTCCTGGCGGGCGCGAATTGCCTCGGTACGCCCTTGCATTTCAGCTTGTTGTGCTTGAAAACCAGCCTGGATGTTAGCCTGTTCAGCCTGGGCGTTGTAAATTTTTTGCTGAGTTTTGCCCTGTTCATATTGCCCATAGGCGGATACCAGCATTGCGGCGATTGCGACGGCGGCCATAATTATTGTCCTATCGAAACTTTAAATTCCATGTTGAGCAAATTAAACTTTAACGGTTCTCCTTGCGTTACCGTTATTGTTCCCTCTTTATCAAAACCTAGCAATGGTCCAGCTTTCTTAACGCCGGTATATTCTTGAATTGCAGTATCCAGGACGCTTGCACCAAATTGTCTAAACTGAATTGGATTGTCGTTGATAGTCATTGACTGGGTTTTATAAACGTCGGCATTAATCTCTATCATGCGTTTTTTAAAGCCACGAATATTACCGGATGCCATCTTTGCTTCGACTGGCATTGTCTTTAGGTTAATGTTGTAATTTAAACCCACTTGCCAGGAAGATGACGCCGCGGTTGAAAAAGTTACTGTTCCGCCGCCTGGTACTGTCTTATCAGCTTCCAGGATGCCGTCGCGAATTGTTTTAACTGTCTTGCCTACCAGGTGCGCCATTGATGCTGATGCGGCCCCGGAGCTGGCATACTTAGCGCAATCAGTAGTTAGATCGCGATTAAACACTTCAACGTAATATGCGGTTGCGCTATTAACTACTCTAGCCACAATAACGTAAACCGTATTTACATCAACAGATACGGCTTTAAATAACCCGTCTGTTATTAGCTCAGATGGCGCGATTACACTTTGCGATCTAAGTAATGAGATATTCATAATCGTGCCATCATCGCCGTTTACTACGTATAGCCGATCAGTATCGTCGGTTGATGTTGCACGATTAAGGGCCATGTCCACCGGGTTTTTTACCAGGTGTCCTGATAGCAAGGTTACGTTGTTGGCAATATAGGTCGCCTCAGTATCGGTAAACAATAGCTCGTTAACTGATTTGCCCTGGCGTTGTAGGAATAGGGTTCCTGAATCTAAACCAATAACCGGAAAATTATTCTTTGAGCCAATCTTAGTTGACGTACGAATAATAAAATTAGTCGGTGTAATTGGTTCTAAGGTTGCCTGGGGGACATAAAACTCGCCGCCAATACTAAAGATCTGCAAGTCACGGCCTGAATAAATATCGGTAATAGTGTTCAGTTGTGACGTATCAATTGTCGCCTCTACGGCCTCATCATCCAATCCTTCGCCATATTGGAAGTTAAAGAAATCAGAGACGCGCGATCCCCAAACCGTAGTCGGCCTGGACTTGGCACCAGCAAAGAATAAGCGTCCTTCGTGAAAAGTTACTGCCCTGGGCCATCCACGGCCAGCGCTCCAGGATGGCTCGTATCCGCGCTCGATCTCCCAGTTACCCTGGGCGATGGCGGTGGTATCAAAAAATGGAATCTCTATAATTGCTTTAACTACTGTGCCGCTAATGTATTGGACAATCTTTGCCCGGCCCTGGGGTTCTGCGTTGATGTATTGGCCGACGTCGGTGCCGGCAAAAAAAGATGATGCGGATGTTAATGTAATGTTTCCGCTTGTTCCGGATGGTGTTAGGGTGCCGGCGCTTGGAGTGGTCACGGTTAGCGTATAGGCATACGAAGGGATCTCTTCAAATGTAATTGTTGAGACGGTCCAGCTGGCATCGGTTCCGCCGCGAACAAACTTAGTTGGAGCAAGATCTTCCTGGACGAAAATAATCGTATCAGCTGATTGCGTAATTTTTAGTCCTGGAATGATTGCGGCAGTAAACGCGGCAACGGCCAGGTAACTATTACCTGATCCATTGATATTAGTAATCAGGGCTTTATTCTTATAAATATAAACGCGCCCAGGCACGATTGCAAACATATATGAATCATTGACGCTAAACTGAAACGGCACTAAACGAACGGCCTGGCTTGCCAGGTTGGCCGGCAAAGTGTCAATATATTGCAATCCTTCGCGACGACGTGCGCCGCCCTGGGGTTGAATAACTACGTTAGTTGCTTTTTGTAATGCGTTGTAATACTGGTTTAAGTCAATGCGGCCGCGCAGTAGCGGGTCCAATTCTCCCACTACAAAATTGGTTTGAATTAAAACTGAACGTGGCATTATCCAAACCGTACATTGATAAGTGGGAATGCGTCCTGGTGATCTAAGGTCACGGACGGACGGCTTTGTGCGTCAATTGACATTACCTGGCGGAAGTACCCGCCGCGCATATTCTCTTCCGGTAGTCCGAACGCAAGGCGCTGGTAGTATTCGGCTTTTGTCAGCTGGTCAGTTACCATTTGTGCAAAATTGGCCGCCAGGACGTACTTTAAGAAATTGACAAAATATGAAGGCATTTCGCTTTCAGGCGTACGGTACTGGTAATCGACCCAAGCCTCTTCAATGTTGGTCATTAACTTATCTTGCTGAACGTCAAACTCTACGGTAGATGGATAATTTACTGTGTCGTCCGCATATACGGCACGTACTCCAGCAAGACGATCACCTGGTAACTGGTACAAGTATTTCCAGCCAAATGCTGGGGTATCTACCAGGCGAGCTAATTGGGTTTTCTTAAATGAAAAACTCCAGGGGTACATACAAATGACCATATCCCGGATGTCGTCATATAGACGGTCGCAGATCTGCGATGAATCAGATACTTCAGAAAATGACGTTAGTGGTTTTTGCCCTAGATAAATTAGAGCATCAGAACATATTGATAGTTTTGTATCACCCGACGCCATAGAAATCCTTTAATGATGAAAATCCAGGCGAGAAAACTCGCCTGGATTTATTCCTACTACTTAGTCGGAATCAGTATTTGATAGTGTTGTACCATCATTTACGTCAACCACACCAGCGCTAGTATTAGTCAATACATAAACTAAAGTGCCTACTGCGGTGCTACCAGTTGATGTAACGCAATAAATTAAATCGCCTACGCTTACCACGTCGGTTACTGAATTAAAGTAACCTTCTGTGTTTACGTCAGCGATTGTATCGGTAGTTTTGTAACCCCACATAATTGGAGAGTTACCTCTTTTTGATACGTTACCTACTGGACCAAAATTGTCTCTTGTGAATGCCATGATCTAGTCTCCTTATTCGGTGCAAGTGATTTTAACAATGCCGTCAGAATCAATTGCTACTGAACCAGCGCTGAACATAGATGCTACTAAGAAAGAAGTTTTCTCAGCAATATAATCAACACGGCTAGTTTGATTGAGACCAATTGCCATGCCTACTGCATCGCGATGGAATGCGAATACAGTACGATCAGAAGATGAAAGTGGCAAGCCGCCTTCATCGCGATCACCCAGGGTCACAAACTTAAAGCCCAAGAAGGTATCTACTTCACCAGTTACCAAAGCTTTAACTGTATTAAAGTCAGAGCTGGTCACGGATGTTAGACCTAACAGAGCAGACAAGTTGTTTGCATGGAGAACAATTGTACGGCCTTCCATTGGTACATTCTTTGCGTCCAAAGCTTTCTTGGCGGCGCGAAGTTTACCAACGTTTAAGTTTGATGCTGAACCAGTCGAACCGTCATCGGCAATAGTCTTAGCGACTGTACCGGTGCTGGATGCGGCGATTAGTGCATCAATAATTACTTGGTCCATACGACGGCCAATAGCACCGGATACAACCTGAACAAGCTCTTGACGCTCATTAAAGTTAACACGTTGCTGATGGAAAATATCGCTATATTCTGCGGCGATATAGTCAGTCATAGTGGCAGTTACCTGGGAATAGGAAACGTTTAAAGGTACTACGTCAGTTTGTGGTACACGAACAGATGCAGATCCCTTACCAATTTTTGGGAATTTTACAGTTGAGCCTTCAACGTTGGTACGCTCGCGAGCTAAACCAGCTAAAGCGCGTTGCGCTTGATAAGCCTGTTTTACTTCGCTATCGAATAACGTGACGAAAGCATTAGAGATTTGGATACTCATCTCGACTTCCTTTCATTATCAAAGTTTAAAAAGTTAAAAACTACTCTTTTTGCTTTGCGATTATCCGATGCGGGTCGCTACGCGTAGATCAACGGGCCTTGCGGTTATCCATTACGTAACACTATAAATAAAAAAAGAGCGCGTTGCAACAAGCTTCGCGCTCTTTTTTACCATGACTGGGAAGTCTAACGGCTTCCCTCTCCATACATAGAATAGACCATATCTTCCACTTTTTTGGTGTAGGACGGATCTTTTCCATACTTCGGATCGGCCATCATTGACTGAACGTCATTCAAGCTTACCTTTTGATTTTCTTGCATTTCAAGTCCAGGGATGTCCGTCTCCATATAGGAGCCACGGATCTTATGCAATGCGGAGATAAAAGACGCATTGTTGCTGGCGCGCCCAATAGCTTCGATTTCATCCTGGTTTAAAGTGCCTGAAGTTTGCATTTTGGTTAACCATTGCTCGGTAGATTGAACAATCTTGTCCGCATTGCGGCCTAGCTTTTTCATTTCTGCATCGCGACTGGTTTTGATTTGATCTTCCATCATGCCCATGTGGCCGGTATAGAGATCAATCATTTGGTCAAACTGCTCCTGGCTTAACCCTTGCTCTTTTGCCAGGCCTACAAAGTCTTTAAGCATAGGATCGTCATCTGTAACGCCACGATCCTTCAAGCTGGTAATCTCATACTTACCATCTTTTGGGGCCTTGTGTTTACCAGCTGACATTTTGGCGCGTAATTCAGAGTACGCTTTGGCTAGACCCTCAACGTCCGGGCCGGATTCTTCATCCCAAAAATTTTCAGGGAAAAATTCCGGGCGAACAAAATCTAGCTCTTCAGCGCTATCTACTTCCTGGGCTTTGTCGTTTGGATCTACTTCAAGGTGCGGCGCAGATAGATCATCCATTTTGGCGGTTGATTTTTCAGCTGGTTTAACGTTCAGTAAGCTACCTGAATCGTCCTTAGTGTTGCTTGTTGCGTTGTTTCCGGCTTGGTTATCGCTAGTTTCAGCGGTCAAGTTATCGGTATCGCTCATGTTTAAGACCTCGCTCGTTTAATTCGCCGCTCTAATTCCCGGACCAGGGAGTTTTGACCCTCGCGGGCAAACCCATGGGATGGGTCCTCGCCCGGATACCAGGTCGGCTGTTCGATGGTTGTAGCTCTTAGCCATTCCAAGAGCTTTACGCCATCATCGGTAGAAAAGACACGGGTGACAAGGAGATCAATCTCATTATCACCAGGGCCTTTTTGCTTGATCTCCGCTGGGCGGAGTCCTTCCCATCCTTCTTCCATCATCATGTTTTAAACCTGTTGTGCTTGTGGTTGTTCGGTACCAGCTGGCGCCTGGGCGGCCTGGGCCATTTGTGCGGCCTGGGCCATTTGCGCCATAATTGCCTGGCGTTGCTCTTTTGAGTTAATCAAATAGCTTGGCACTCCCAGGCGATCGGCCAAGTAATCTGCCAGCTCTTCCTGGTTGATTGCCAGCTGGGCGCCAAGACCTACTTGGCCAGCGACCTGGACGAATTGCAATACGTCATTAACTTCTTGCATATTCTGAGCCTGGGCCAATGATCCAGTAGGCACTACCTTAACTTCTGCGCCATCTACGCGCAATGGGAAATCAATTAAACCCATCTCATCCATGACTTCCATGGTGCGACGCACGATAGGTTGCATGACTTCGGTAATGAGACGGCCATAAGCTGGGCCAATGTTTTGAGATAACTCTTTCATGCGCTCCGCGACTTCGGTTGCGGACCGTGCGCTCATGGTATCCGGCGGCAAGGTGTCATCTAACAACATTTTTTTAATGGCGTTACTCAGATCGTTGATAACAAGCTGGGACACGTTAAAGTCACCACCGGATCTCAATGGGCGCAAGCTCTCGCCCTGGGGGCCACCGTTACGGGCCACCGGAATGATCGCTCCAGGAGCAATTCTAACTGTCGCCGGGTTCAATACGCCATCATCTGCGGCCGTATATACACCGGCAACGGAGATCGACGCGTTTTTTAAGAGTAATTCTTTAACTTTGTTAAGTGTTTTGATGTCAGGTAATGCGTTGACCAGGGGTCCGCGGCCATAAACCTCACCGGCCACCTTCATGTAACGGCCTACCACCCAGGGAGAACTCTTTTTTAGCTCGCGATAAACGATCTCGTTCTTGCCTTTAGGTTCAACAACGTAATAACAAACTGCTCCAGTTTGATAGTTGTAGATCGTGGCTTCCAGGAGATCAATTTCTTCTTCCGGTTTACGATCAATCTTGATTTGTAGGTCCGGCGGGATCTTGGCGTCTTTCCATTGCGTGGTGATCGCCTCACCCTTAACGCGTAACTTACGATAAACGTTGTCAACCGTGCCGTGCTGACCCTCTTCAAATGAGACTAGGTATTGCGGCACCGCAGTAAAACGAATCGGGGTGTCTTTATCGCCTGGCATGATAAGCAAAACGCCAGTACCTACGGCCATATCCAGGAGCATTTCCGAGATTGCCAGGTCAAAGTTGGTTTGCCGCAAGACTTCAAAGAATTTATCAGAGTAAATATCCAGGGCATCGGCAATATCCTTGCGCTTGTCCTTCGGAATGCTGGACCCTGGGGTCAGTTGCATCCATTTACGGTACGGCGGGAAGAGGCCCGACTGAATACGGTTAGCAAAACGCTGGGTCGAATTGATTGCAGTTGAATCAAACACGCGGGCGCGCTTATGTTGACCAGGAGTTTTGCCTTCATACTGCCCGGAGTAGAGATTACGCTGGGGTAAAGCAAACTCATAGCACTCTTCGTAGATCGAACGCCATAAATCTTTACGCGAATCAGCTAATTCGGCGCGCTTTAGTACGTGTGCTACGGGCATTTTTTTCATTACATATACTCTTTTTTACGTTTCATCTTGTTGGCCATCTCGCTCTTATGCTCGACCTCTACACGGCCTTTAACTTCCTTGGCATAGTTGCGGGCCGCGACCATACCGGCCTTTGTATACGCAAATTTCTTTAGGACGTTGCCCTTCTTGTCATAGACTTCGGGCATGATTACATTCCGCCAGTTGTGTTGGTGCCACCTGATCCAAGTGTATCCGGCACGATGCCAAGAGCTGGATTTTCGCGTTGCTGGCTAAACAATAAACGCATACCGCCAGTTTGACGGGCGCGCTTGGTAGCTTGGAGACGTTGTTGCTGGGCTTTTTCTTGTGCCGTAAGACGCTCCTCTTGTTTTTGCTGATTGGCCGCAATCGCTGGATCAGGAGCCGGTGCCGGTTGTGGTGCTGGTATTGATGGTGAGCTAAATAGTCCGCCCATAATTTTCTCCTTACGCTAAAGTGTTTTGACCTGGGCCAGCGTCGCCACCCAATGTCATTTGATTTTGACCAAGACCAGCCGAACGGTCCGCATTAAACAAAAGCCTGGTACCCATACGGCGACGTGCGCGAGTATTTGATGCCAGTTTGTTTTCCTCGGTAGTTGCCTTTACTGGTTCCGGTGCCGCTGGAGCCGGTGCCGGTGCCGGTGGTGGTGGTGGTGCTGGTGGTGGTGCTGGTGGTGGCGAGCTTGGCCCGCTAAATATTCCGCCCATGATTTAATCTCCTATACATAAAATGCGATTCACCGGTAGGGCCAAAGCCTCTCATCTCGGATTCCTTTTCGAAGTATAAGAACTCTGCCCATTTTGTCGCGCGTACATTTGACGAACGCACGATGATTTGAATGCGTCGTAGTTGCATAGTGGTTTCAGCCCAATCAAAAAATTGCCTGGCACAACGGCATAACGGTATCGTCACGGTATCAATATCCTTATCGGGGACCATCCAGGCCTCTGCTAACCCTGGCCAAATAGGAATAATTCCAAAAGAAAGCATCGGTTTGCCGTAATACAGTCCGGTAAATGCTGGCCCCATGCTGGTTTGGTGCTTTAATCGGTCCAGCCAATCAGGAATATGCGCCCTGGCATCGAGATCATGCTCGTTAAGATTCATCAAAGCGACGTGACCGTAGAAAAATGGGACAAGTTTTCCCCCTTCCGGTAGCCGCACCTTAGAAGTGAAGTTAGTCGTATCGATCATAGGATATCAAAATCAAACTCAGCCGTGTATTGTTGGCCATAACCGGATGAAGAGCTACTCCTGGTCAGGCGTTTATACTCCCCGCCCCCTAGCATGAGATAAGAAAACGCGTCCCCGACGTGCGAATGCTGGTTTTTATTTGGTGCATCCCTAAATCTTTCCTCACCTGGTATGCCCACTCGTTTAAAATGGTAGCCACCAGCAAGCGCCTTCCGTAATTTTGGACACGTGCGCGCCACCCTCAGACCCGGTTTTCGATCGATCAGCCGTATCATGGGCGCGGCGCCAGCTTCACGACGTACTCCAAAGTCATTGGTCGGCGCGGGTTGGACCTTGCTAAAGCCTAGGGTCCGCAAGTGATCGAATGCCGTTGTTTCGAAGATTGGATCGCGAGCCTGGCCGGCCGGATCGCCCGTCAAGATTACCTCGGCCTTCGGATACTTCATGTTGAGTTGTTGCAAAAGCATTTGTCCAAACCTTTGTAGGCCCATATCCTCGGTGACAATCTCTTCCAGGATGTGCCAGGCGCCGGACGGCAAACGTTGTCCAATTACCGCCGCGGGAGTTAAACCGAAGTCGCATCCGATTAGCAATGGTAATTCCGGGGTATAGACCAGGGTATCGTCCGTCATTGTGGAATCGTCATACTCAGCCCATACGGCTTTACCTTCCTGGACATACACGTATTGCGCGCCCACGTAGCAACGGATCCAGTCCAGGTTCTTGCCACCTAACTGTTGCTCATAGTAGCCAATCGGCAAATTGCGTACGTTTTCCGCGTTCGGGTTATCAAGCCAATGCTTACCGGCCGCGTAGATCGCACCCGAAGTATCGGCCGGGACCTCGATCATGCCACCTGGTTGGGTATAAAAATTCCACTTGTATTTACCCTTGACCGGTTCTTTCTCGGCCAGGCGATACCACCAGCCGTCATCATCGGGCGGGTTTGTGTCGGCCCATATCCCGCGCCAGGTGCAACCGCCGTGAGTTTTGCTAGGGTATCGTCCTACACGGGCCGTCAATCCATGGATCACGGCAAGCGGCAATTCGCGCGCCTCGTTACACCAGCCGCCAGTCACTTCCAGGGACAAGAGTTTACGTACCGACTTGGTATCGTCCAGGGCCAGGAAGATTACTTCACAATCTAATCCTGGCACTCCGTCTCTAGTGGGCAGTTGCAGATGGTGAGTAATCGGCGGGGACCAGCGAATCGGACCCCAAATATGCTCCGGGAATATTTCAAGCCAGGTTCGAATCGTCGTGGTCCGAAGTTCCCCGTAGGTATTTCGAATGACCACAAACCGAGTGTAACGAACATTATCCACCGGGGAAGGCGCTTGCCGCACCGCGCGCAAGAGTATTTCCGCCGCGCATCCGTACGACTTCCCGGAGCCGACCGGTCCCATAAGACCGCGAAAAAAAGAATCGTCAGATAAAAATTTTGAAGTCGTTGGACTTGTCGAGAAGTCCAGGCTAAGATCCCCCAGCGCATCTAATTCATTCCCCGTCTGTCGGTTCCGACCCGTCGCGCCCATTTTCCTTGGCATAGATTACCTCTTCCACTTTTGATAAATTCAATTTAATTCCGATCATTGTCGGGCGATTACTTTCTTCCGGAGTTTGGTCCATCATGCCTGTCGCGCGGGCCAGCATACGCAACGCGCCCAGTTTGTCGTGCATCTCTACCTCGATTGCGTTGCCATACTTGCCAGGCGTGATCTTGACCTTCTTGATGGCTTTACGTACGTGCGGGGCCAGGGTATCGCTGGAGTTAAGTACGGCTACGTCACCGGTCCAGGAGATCACGTCCGTTATATCCGCCTGGGCAATGTGGCCCAATTCGGTCGATACCTTCTCCTGGTTCTCCGGGGACGTCAGTAAGGCACGTGCCTGGCGCACGGTTAGCTTAGTCATCTTCTACCATCCTCTCCACCGTTGTAAAACGCGTATCGCATGACAAGCATTGCCGGCGTCGTTGGTTATAAAGCATATCGGTTGCCGGGTCCAGGTATTGCCTTGTCTCTAAGACCTCTGTTTTTGAGAAGTAATATCCGGTATCGTCAACGCAAAATTGGCAGATCATCTAAGATTTACCTCGATAAGCTTGTCCAAGTAGTGGCGAGCCTTCCTAAGATCCTCGATGCCGCCCTTTGCGCGCCAGCGCGACACGTATTTGACGACATTACCCTCTAGGTAGCCAAGTTCATTGGCCACGATATAGTCCCAGGGTTGAATTGCTTTGCTGGTGTAGTGGGTGCCGCCGATTTGATTATTGTTTGCCTGGTCCATACGCATCCTTTATTAAAAGTTTCTTTACTCTCTCAACTTCATATTTAAGTTCACCATAATCATCGACGCGATCTGCGTAAATAATCAGCTTTCCTACTGCCTGGGCTAGTTCTAGGTAATTGGCACACCAAAATTCGCACCTGGTTTCCCAGTATTTCTCGTCTAAATTCATATTCCAGTTACCTTTTCAATGTATTTTATGTTTATGGTTTATTTCAAGCAAATAAAAGTTACTACCGATAGCAAGCCCATGTTGGTGCGCTTGCAGAAAACTTGTTTGCCCCACGATAAGCTTTGCACTTCAAAGACTGCCGTTTGGTGGGTCGGGTTTGATGGAGATACTCCCGTCGCGTTTTGTGTTTTATCGCCATCGCGCAAGTGGGCGGACACGGCATACCTGGCAAGATCCGGAGTTATCCCGGCATATCGCGGCAAGGGGTTACAAAAACGCATGATTACCATCCGGGAGAAGTACGCCAAGCGTAAAAATTTCACCTGGGTTATTAGCGACACTACCGCTAACCCGCCCAGCTCCAATAGCTTGATTAAACGGGGTTATCAATTGTTCGAACCCAGCAGTCCATGGGCCTGGGTGCATAGTCTTTACTGGAGAAAGAGGATTAAATAAATGCCTTATAAGGATCTCGCAGTCCGCAGAGAAAAGAACAAAGAGGCAAATAAGCGCTGGTATCAGCGGAATAAAGAAAAGCACCAAAAAACTACCATTAAAAATAAACGGGATTACCGTCAACTGTGGATGGAGTTTAAGGCGACGCAAGATTGTACGTTTTGCGGATTCTCTCACCCGGCCGTTATTGACTTTCACCATGTCATTCGCACGGAGCCAAAGTTTTCCGTAAACGAATTGGCGCAAAATAGCTCGTACAAGCGCGCCATGGAAGAAATTAAAAAGTGCATTCCGCTTTGTGCTAACTGCCATCGCATTCTCCATTGGCAAGAGGCGCAAGATGGCAAAGAAGATCGCCGAAAGCGTCGCAAAAAGAAGAAAAAGACCGACGGGCATCCATAATCATTTCCCGATTGCCGTCAGCACCATGCCAATATTGCTGATCGCAAACCCAAAAAACATGATTGCCTGGCCAAGTGTTGCCTGTCGAGCGAACGTTATCGCCACAACCAGGTAAATCAGCCCCACAAACCCGATTAACCATGGACCCATTTTTTATACCCAAAAAAGTTGAAAAATCTAGAGCGATCGCCCCGTACAGTTAAGTCAATGGGGGGGACCCCCAAAGCCTGTTTTTGTTGCATCGCGCAAAAACGCACCCCCTGGCCGGTTGCAAAGGCCAAACGTTCGATTGGCTTTTGTAAATTCACTCTAATCCGCCCCACTTTGCCACTTGGTCCAGCGTCATCGGTGGATCCTTGCGGTTTTTCCGGTTGTCGATGGTCGCCTGGACTGCCAGCTCCAGCACTTTGCCGGCATCCACGCCCTTATCTGCCAGGCGCCTGGCGCATTCCAGGCTTGCCGCCACGTCGCGGACCACGCCGGACCCGCGCTCGACGCCCTGGCGGAATGCTTG